TTAGCAGCAGGTGCATCTCTAAGTGCTTTCTTCTTAGTGACACTTGCAGATTGTGCAGAACTATCTCCTGCTTCAAGTGCTTTCATATACACTACATCTTCAGCTTCAAGTAAAGGCTTTCTTGCTTCTCTTACTTTATCTTTGAATATAGTTTTTGCTACAGCTAAGTCCTCTGAAATAGTCTTACCTGATAATGTCCAAGCACCTCTGAAGTGCCTGTCTGATGGAACAGTTGCATCTGATGCAGATATAGTGTTACCATCCTTGTCTACGATGTTAGTTGTTGCCATTGGTTTCTCCTTTTAAGCAGCTTCTTCGTTATGCGTGGTATTTAGTTCTTCATTAATTTTCCAAGCATTTCGCCACACTCTAGTGCTTGGTAACTGTGACTTAGTACAAATGACCATACGTGGCTTGTTGGCTTTGTCGTAGTTCTGCCATACGTGCTTTGGTAGGTCTTTCATAATAAGATATTCTATTGCTCTTTCTTCTGTCATTGCTTCAATAGGCTTTGTGTTGTGTAACAGATAACCTCTTGTATGTTTTACAAAGTCAGGCTTCTCTTCATCTTTCTTGAGTTCCCAATAAACTTCTACAGGTGGTAAAATACCACCCTGCATTGCACAAGCCATCCAATTAGGGTCAGGATGTGTAATCTTTGCAGGTTCATCAGGTGTCTCTGGGTCTTCCCATACAACACAATATTCTGTTCTGTGTGGCTCTAGTTTTTCTTTTGCCCAACACAGTCTATCCCAAAGATGTGTGCCTTGAAATTTAGGTGTTTCTATTGTCATCATATCTCCTATGCCAAATCACTTACAACTTGAATACTTAGGTCTGCACTGTCTTCGCCTGTGTTTGCATTAATTAAACTTTGTGCTCTTGCTTGACTAGTGCTTCCATCAGCAGCTAATACAGTAAAATGAACATAATTACCTGTATTTCTTCCACCACTTGTAGTTGTAAAAAATTGGTCAAACATATTATTTATAAAAGCAATATCAGATATACCTGTTCCACTATCTGTATGAGAACTAGAATTTAAACTATTGTTAACAATAGGTGTTCCTTGAGTTATATGAGCATACATTTTCACAGCACCACTCACTATATAATCTGTGTCACAAGAGTGTGCTGTTTTTATGGATTTATTAAGAGTGCTTCCAATCTGTCCACTTGTTGATAATGTATCAAATGCTATTGTTCCGTTTGCCATTATGATAGGTCTCCTGCCACCATAGTAAATACATCAGCGTCAACGTCTGAGCCATTATTAAGAACACCACATTCAGCTTGATATTCAGATGTTGAGTGATTACCATTTCCACCCTCACCAAATCCTACAATATGAGTTACTCCACCTGATGTAGCATTATGAGGGTTTTGACTATATGTTACAGAATAATTTACATTGCTCATGTTAGTAGTTTTTGTGAATGTGTATCTCCCAGTAGCTCTATCCGTAGCACTACCTATGTTAAAACTATCCCTTAGTCCAAAAGAAGTACCATTTAAGTTTGCCCATGTCTTAGTCAACCCCTGTTGAATACTTGTCTGATTGCTACCCTCACCTTTAATAGTCATAGAGTTTGCACTTGCACTAACTACAGGTGTTGAGCCAATGGTTATAGTTGTTGCAGTGGACTTGCCTGTGATTGTGTCTGTTACTATTGTACTCATGCTAAGTCTCCACACGCTATATAACCTGATAATTTAGAATCAAACACACTACCATCTGAATTTTTTGAAGACCAAGAAGTACCAGTCGTATCTTTGTCTGTAGCAGCACCATTTGAACTTCTTGTACCACTATGTACCATACTTACAGCATTGTCTTGGTTATCTGCATGAGTGTTTGCAGCAGCTGTCCAATTCGCACTTGAAAAATTATTACTCATATCCCATGTCAAAACACCTGTTGAAGTATCTGTAATGCTTGATTGATTGAAACTATCTAAAACCGAAGTAGAAGTATGGTCATTTATTGCCCATGTTTTACACAACCCTTGCTGTAAATCTGTGGTAGTATTGCCACCTTCACTTTTTACAGAGCCAGTAAAACCTGTGCTACCACGACCTGTTATGTTGTCTACTTTTAAACTGCTCACGATATCACCAACCTTCCACCACTGTTCACTGTCAATGTAACACCACTATCTACAGTAATTGTTCCTGTTACCTGTGCATTTTCTGTGGCTAGTATTGTAGTATTAGCAGTTAAATTTTGTGCATTTGTTCTAAACAAACCACCTGCTTTGAAGTTACCTTTGTTCTCGGCTGCAGGTGTTACAGAACCTCTAGTAGACTCAAGAAAGTACACAAAGATATTGTTAGTGCCACTTGAAGGTGCTGCACTAAATGTCAACGTAGAGCCATCAGGTACAGTGTAAGCAGATGTATCTTGTACGACACCATCCACACTTACAAGTATCTCTTGTACAGAGCCTATAGTTCTTCCTAGAGCAAATGTAGTATCACTTCCATCACCATTGAATCTTACGACTGCAGGTGGTTGTTGAAATGCTACTGCTAGAGGATTACCTAACAATGCCATTTTATGTTATCTCCATGATTGATACTGTTATATCTGTAGCACCTGATGCACTTAGCTTCAGTATGTCAGTAGTCTCCATAACAACTTTGTTACCTGCGAGTAGTTCAAGGGATGAACCTACAGGTACAGGAGCATTGGTGATTAACTCAACGTCTTGGTTTGCTTCGTTGTTTGCACCTGCTCTGTTTGATGTGTTTGAACTTAAAGTAACTGTGGCAGTAACTTGACTTGTTGTTGTATTACCGAGCATGATTCCTAGTACAACTGTTGTTGTTGAACCTGCTACAGTGTAAATGACATCTTCGCTAGTTACCCCTGCTTTAGTTACTACTTTAAATGTATTTGCCATTTGTTTTTCCTTTTATATAATTATACTCGGTTTTGCTTGATTTGTCAAGTAAAATTACCCGAGGGCAATCGCTAATGCAGTAGGGTCTTCTGTTGAGAACCCTGCACTAGATAAGTATGTTTTAACATCTGTTAATGCTACTTGCTTCATTGTACCATTGTCATTTGTTACCACTCTGTCTGCATCAGCTAATGTTGTAGAAGTAGCAGACGTATCACCATCCATGATATTTAATTCAGCAGCAGTTGATGTAATAGAAGTTCCTGCTATCTGTAGTGTTGTTGCATTTACTTCACCACTAGAACCATATATAACTGCTTTGCTATTTACTATTGTACCTGCAGATGAACCATCAACTAAGTTTAACTCATCAGAAGTTGAATCTATAGCAGCTAGTTTTGTAAAGTCAGCTTGTACTAATCCTGATACACCATCTAATAAGTTTAACTCTGTTGCAGTAGCTGTTAATGCTACGTCTTCATTTATCTTAGGTGAAGTTAATGTTTTATTTGTAAAGGTCTGTGTACCTGCTAGTGTGGCTACAGTAGAGTCTATTGCAAAAGTAACAGCATTGCCACTTCCACTTGTATCAATACCTGTACCACCTGTAAATGTAAGTGTCTCACTATCTAAATCAATGCTTAATGCACCACCACTATCTGCTTGGAAGTCTAAGTCTTCTGCAGTTATCTGTGCATCAACGTAAGCCTTTACAGACTGCTGTGTAGGCACGAGAGTAGCACTGTTAGATGTCATATCATCTTCATCTACAAATGCTGTAATAGTTATTGAACCATCAGATAAATTACCATATGTAATTGTACCTGTAGTTGTTATAGCTGATGAACCATTGTCTATTGCACCAAAGCCTGATGTAATAGAGCCACTATTTAATGCACCGACTGTTGTTACGTTGGATAATGTATCTAGTGCAGATTCAAAGTAAGTTTCAAAGTCGGTTAGTGCAACCTGCTTCATTGTTCCTGCATCATTAACAACAACTCTATCTGCATCTGCAAGTGTTGTTGATGTTGCAGAAGTATCACCATCCATAATGTTTAGTTCTGTAGCAGTAGAGGTTACGTTAGTGCCACCAATATCTAATGTAGTTACGGATATTTCACCTGCTATTGTTGCTATACCATCTGCAACAGTTATAAGGTCTGTATCATCTGTGTGACCTATGGTTGTTCCATTTATAACAACATCATCTATATCTAAAGAACCACCTGTGATTAAACCTGTGGTTGTTATTGTAGATGAACCTATATCAATGTTACCAAAACCACTTGTAATACTACCTGAATTTAATGCACCCACTGTTGTAGCAGCAGTAGTTACAAGATTAGGCATTGCAGTTATTTCATCATCAAAGTAAGCAGCTAAGTCTGTGACTGCTACTTGTTTCATTGTACCTGCATCGTTTAGTACAACTCTATCTGCATCTGCTACTGTAGTAGATGTGGCACTTGTATCCCCATCCATGATGTTTAATTCTGCAGTAGTAGTAGTTACACCATCAAGTATGTTTAACTCATCTGTAGTAACTGTAGCACCATCTAGTATCTCTAGTTCTGCTTCAGATATACCTGCAGAACCTATTGTTACTGTTCCTGCAAAAGTTACGTTAGCACCATCAAATGTCATGGCAGTTGTAGTGCCTGACTTAATTATTAAGTTGCCACTAGTATTTGTAAGAGAAGCAAACTGTGTTCCACCATCTTTAAGTACAACATCTCCACCATCTGCATCTAAAGTTATATCACCTGCAGTATCTACAAGAACTGCACCATCTGCTACTAAATCTAATTGTCCATCTGTACTTGAACTGATGTGTATAGCTGTATCTCTGAACTGTAACTTCTCTGTAGAAGCGATAAGTATGTCATCACTAAATTCAAAATAATCCTCGTCTTCTTTCCATGTTAAAACACCATCATTTGATTCACCATCAAATGTGACTGCTATATCTGTACCTGCAGTGCCATCACCTATTGTGATTGCAGTTCCAAGTAATTTAGTTATAGGACCACCTTCTGCAGTCGTACCATCGTGAGTATGTCCTGTACTCGCTGCAAAGGCTGCTAATAACTGATTAAACTCATCATTACTATGAGCAGCAGTTATTATGTCTCCATCAGTAAATGTGGATTGTCTAGTGTATGTAGCTCCCATTTATCTTCTTGCTCCTACTTGATATTCTAATCCAAAACCTCTTAACGCATATGGTGCAGAAGTTCCGTTGTCATTAACTCTAAGTGCAACAGTAAATCCTGAACCCTCTACAGACTGTCTTAACAATGGCTCTGTTTGTCCACCATATGTTGCAGTTCCATATGTAGCACTTCCATAAACTGCCACAATGTCTGCTGCAGACAAAGAGTACGCTGCAGGTCTTGGTGTATCAGGGTCTTCATAGTCGTATCTTAAAAATAAGTCTGCGTTAACTGAAGATTCAGGTTTGTAACTTACAAGAATACGTTGCATATGTTTACGTATACCTGCATCGCCAAAACTTAAATCAGGACTTCTATATTTACCATCTATAGCAGTTCCGTCAAAATCGTTGCCACTTTCTTGTTGATATACAAACCCATCAAATCCACCATGTATAACAGTCGTACCACTTGTATCTGTAAAGGTAAATGTTGATGAAGGTTTAATACCTTTTAGCTTTGCAAACTCAAATGCTTGTCCTCTTAGAGAACATATAGCTCCTTCTGTTAAAGTCTCTGGTATACTTGATTTAGAAAAGAAAACTCTATATTGAGTTTTGTTCGGTATAACAATAGAAGTAAAACTTGTTGCAGTAGCTATATTACTATTAAACAAAGGTTGTACATTAGCACTTATAGTTCCTAGTTCAACGTCACCAATTCTTGCAGTACCTGCTATAGTACGTAATCCATCAGGTGCTAAGAATATTAAATCACCTGCAAATTCCTGTATAGTCTGTCCATTTACACAACCTATGTTTCTTGTAACAGGTGTTATCACAAAGTCACTAACAGATGAACCTGCTAATTTAAATATTCTATTTTCACAAAAGATAAATAAGTTATCTCGGAAAACTTTTAGTCCTACTACAGTATCGTCAACTTTTATAGTTCCTGAACCTGAACCACTTGAAAAGTTGTCTTCATCAAATGGCTTACTAAACACAAGCTCTTGAGGGGTACTAGACATACCTGCATAAAACATATGGTCTCTAAATGAAGCTACAAACTTAGCTCCTGCTACTGAAGAATCACTTACG